CATGAAAGTACAAGATAAGAAAGATATTATAGACAAAAAGATTTCAGAACTAGTCAATTCTTCAAAGACAGAGGAAGAAATTCAAGCAGAATTAGAAAAACTTAAAATATACTTCAGTTATGAGTGGAAGGATTTGAGAGAAGTGAGAGCCAATAAACTTCTACGTCATTACTGGAGGGAATTAGATTTCAAATCCAAATTTAATGAAGGATTTAGAGATGTATTAATTCAGGGGGAGGAGATATACCAATGTGATATACAAGGTAATTCTCCTGTCTTTGAAAAGTTAAATCCTAAAAAGGTACATACTCTAAGATCAGGCTATTCTGGTAAAATAGAAGATAGTGATGTCATTATTATAGAAGATTATTGGTCTCCTGGTAGAATTATAGATACATATCATGAACAATTATCTCCTGAAGATGTAGATAGAATATCTTCTGGTCAAATAATAAGTGGTACTAATTTTAGTACCCAAGCATTTGCAGAGACATTTGTAATAGGTGATACTGCTTCTAGTCTTGTTGATAGTTTTGTTACTGCTTCAGAAATACAAGGAAATAATTATTCTAAAGTCCTTATAGATAACTCAGGGAATATTAGAGTACTGAGAACTTATTGGAGGTCACAGAAATTGGTTTATAAAGTAAGTTATTTTGATGAAAATGGTGATCCACAAGTTAAAGTAATGTCTGAAGAATATATACTAGATCCAAGTAGAGGTGAAACTGCTGAAAGGATATGGATTAACGAATGGTGGGAAGGTACTAAAATAGCTGATATTTATTTACAAATGAGACCTAAACCTGTACAGTATAGCAGATTAGGTAATCCTTCAATAGGACATCCAGGTATAGTTGGTGAAATATATAATTATAATCAGGGTAAATCTATTTCTTTAGTGGATAGAATGAAGTCATATCAATACTTATATGATTTAATCTGGTATAGGGTTAATAGAGCCATAGAAAAGAATCTAGGTCGAATACTTATGATGGATCTATCTAAGATACCTACTAAGTGGGATGTAAATAAGTGGTTATCCCTTGCTGTAAACTACGGTATTGGATTCGTAGACTCGACAAAAGAAATAAATAAAGGACCTGCTACAGGTAAACTTGCAGGTAACTTTAACACTATGGATATGAAAGCCATAGATGTAGAAACAGGAAATTATATTCAACAACACATAAACTTACTTCAGTATATCAAAACAGAGATGTCTGAAATAGTAGGTATTACTCCACAAAGACAAGGAGCTACTACAGCTAGTGAAACTCTAGGTGGTGTAGAGAGAGCAGTTATTCAATCTGCTAATAATACTGAATGGTGGTTTGCTAAGCATGAACAAGTAAAAATAAGGGCACTAAGTATATTCCTTGAAACGGCTAAGATTGCTTTAAAAGGAAATAAAGTTAAGATGCAACATATTCTTGATGATTTCTCAGCAGAGGTGTTTGAAGTGGATGGTGATGAATTTTCTGAAATGGACTACGATATATTTGTAACATCTGAAGCAAAAGCTAAAGAGATGAATCAAATACTATCACAAATGGCACATGCTTTTATGCAAAATGGCGGAAGTCTAGGTGTTGTAATGGATATACTATTCTCAGATTCTATGGCAGACAAAAGAAAAAGAATTGAACTGGCTGAATTTGAGAAAGGACAAAAAGAACAAGCAGCACAACAACAGGCACAACAGATGCAAATGGAACAGTTACAAGCAGATGCTATAGATAAGGATAAGGAAAGAGAGTTACAGGTATACACTATTGATGCTAATAATGCTACTAAAGTTTTAATAGAACAAATGAAACTAGGTACAGTAGATAAACAACTAGAATTGGATACAGAACAGAACAGCCAAGAGTTACTACTAAAGATTAAACAGTTATATCAAGAAATGGTTCAGCACAAAGATAAGATGAAAGTAGAAAGGGCTAAACCTAAAGTGAGTAGAAAAAGTTAAAATACGTTAAATAACGTTAAATACTAAGTTGATTTAACGATAGGGATGAGGAGGAATTACACCGAGAGGAGTAGTTCCTCTTCCATTTTATAATAAACTATTTATTATATTTGCTACATAATTAATATTAAAATAATGGCAGGAGAAGAAAGTAATGAAATTTTAGACATGAGTGCATTTGATGACTCAGTGTTTGAAGAACAGAAGGTTGAGGTTGAAGTCCCTTCTGCAATAAAACAAAATGAAACTACAGAGGTAGCAATAGAAGATACAAAAAAGATTGTCGATGAGGAGACTCAGGAGAAAGTAGACAAGGATGTTGAAGAAGACCTTGTAAAGAAGAAAGAAGGGGACCAAAAATCTAATTCTCCTGCCGACTCTGAAGACGTTTTTAATCCTCTAGCAGACTTCTTAAAAGAACGAGGTCTTCTATCAACTGAAAAAGAGATTAAAACTGAAAATGACTTAATAGAGGCATTTAAAGAAGAGATTAAAAAAAGTGAGTTTTCAAATTTAAATGAAACTCAAAAACAGTACCTTGAGGCATTGGAAAAAGGAATACCTGATGAAGTATTTCATGAAAATCTAAAAGTAACATCTATGTTGAATGATATGACAGATGATATGTTACAAGAAGACGAAGCACTTAGAAAACAGGTAATTATAGAAGATCTTGTATTGAGTGGCAAATCTCAGGATTGGGCAGAGAGACAATACAAAAGAATGTATGACTTAGGAGAAACTTTTGATGAAGCTAAAACTTCAAGAGACAGTTTAAAAGTTAAACAGAATGAGTGGTACATAAATGAAGGTAAGCAAGCAGAGCAGCAAAAGGTAGAATCACAAAAGTTTGCTGAGAAACAACTAGAAGAATTAAAAACCTCTGTTTATTCACAAGAGAACCTGTTTGGTACATTCAAAGTAAATGACGGACTTAAAAATAAAGTATATGATACAATGACTAGGGTTGTTGATACAGTACAGAATGTAGGTCCAGTTAATAAATTGATAAAGCACAAATTAGATCATCCTATAGATTTTGATACTAAACTATACTATTTATATGAACTTACAGATGGATTTAAAAATATAAATAAGTTTGTGACAAAAGCTACAACATCAGCAACAAAAAAATTAGAGAGTGCGGTTAAAAACAGTACTCTTATAAAATCTGGAGGAGAAATATCTTACGGCAATGATCCAGAAGAATATAATTCTCCAATAGTAAATATTGAATTATAAACAACAAGTTAAAAATTAGTTAATGGAACTAGGTAAATTTCAAATGACTGAGGTAAAAAATTGGTCAGGTTTGACAACAAAAAATGTCTTAGGACTTATGTTTCAAACCCAACCACAACTTCTTACCAAGGTTATGACAAAAATCCTTTCAGCATCAGGTGTAAACAACCTGGAAACAGTGTTGCAAAGGTATCCAGTTAAACGATTGGATAATGACGATGATTATACTTGGAAACTTATTGGTAATGATGATAGGAACATTCCTTTGTTATATTCACATACAGGAACTCCATCTTCTCCAGTAGGTACAGGTGATACAGGTGTAGGTGCACAAGGATCTCTCATCTATTTAGTATTTGGTGAAAGATACTTTACTGACGTTAATGTTATCGTTGGTGAAAAGAATGAAGTATACCAATTAAGGGTTTTAGATGACCCAGAAAAATCTGCTGATGGTTGGCATTATAAATGTCAGTTGATGGGATTAAACGCTGCTGGCATGCCAGGTTCAGAACTTATTGCTGGTAAAAGGTTCTCATTGGAGTTTTCTCCAGTAGAAGATACTATGTCAGTAAAAGGTGGTGATATTCATTTCTCTACTCCAATTGATATGAGGAATAGCTTTACTACTCTTCGTATGGAACATAAAGTTCCTGGTAACTTGCTTAACAGAAAAGTAGCTACTACTATTGAAGGACAGGATAGTGAAGGTAATTTAAAATCTTTCACAGCTTGGATGAACTATGTTGAATGGCAATTTGAACGTCAATGGGCACAAGGTAAAGCAAGAGCTTTAATGTTTTCAAGGTCTAACCGTGGAACAGATGGTTCTTACTATGACTTAGGTAAATCAGGTTTCTATATCAAACAGGGAGCTGGTATTAGGGAGCAAATGGAAGCTTCCAATACAGAGTTCTACAATGTATTTAGTTTACCTCTTTTAGAATCTATTCTTAACGACTTAGTAGAAGGTAAGACTGATTTAAACGAAAGGGAATTCTTAGTACGTACTGGAACACGTGGTGCAGCTCAGTTCTCAAAAGCTGTAACTGACCTGGGTAAAGGTTGGTATCAATTGTGGGCACAAAACCCTGCTACCATTAAACAGACTACTAGCGAATTACACGGTAATGCATTATCTGCTGGATATCAGTTTACTGAATATCTTGCTCCTAATGGTATTAAAGTTAAAATAGAAGTAGACTCTATGTATGATGATAAGGTACGTAATAAGATACCTCATCCAGATGGAGGTGTAGCTGAATCATATCGTTATGATATCCTTTATATGGGAGGTCATGCAACTTCAAGTGAACCTAACATTCAGAGAGTTGAAACATCAATGGGTGAAATTAGAGGTTACTTGGCTGGTCTAAGAAATCCTTTTACAGGAGAAATTAATAACATGCACATGGGAACAATGGAGGATAGTGCTACCTATACAAGATATGCTCACTTAGGTGCTGCTGTACTTGATCCAGGTAAGACTGCTACACTGTTACCAACACTTTTAGCATAATAAATTTACAGTATTGGAGAGCAATCTCCAATACTTTTTAACTAATTAAAAATAGATAAAAATGGCAGGAGAAGTATTTAGTTTACCTAATGAGACAATCGAGATTAGGTTTATATCAAAACAAAGAGGAAATATAACAGATACAAGGCATCCGTTATATGGTGGAATGTTAAAGAGTGCACATAAAACTTACAGACCACAAAAATTAGAGAATGGTAATTATAAGAATGTTCTTACAAATGCTGAAAAAGAGTGCTTAGAAAAGATACTTGATTTACCTGAAAATGGTTTAAGTGTTTATAAAAGAGAAGACAACTACTGGGATAGAGTAAAAGTTATTGTTCCGAAAGAAGGTATTTCTATGTATTTAGGAGACCCAGAACAATACATAAAGTTTAAAGTTCTTACAGGATATGTTGATGAAATAGCACCTAGTATTGATAAAGTAGATGATAAAAGAACCTACAAATTTGTGATTGTAAGGAAAGATGATGAAGCAAAATCTTCTTTAAAGAAATTTGATCTTACAAGAGAAGCTTACAAATTGTTAGGAAAAATAGAAGATAATAGAGAAGCAATGATGGACTTCTTGAGAGTAGATGGAATAAAGGTAGCAGAGGATACTACAAGAGAATGGATGGCAGCCGAAATAAGCAAAATGGTTGTAGATAATCCAAAGAAATTTGTAGAGATATTAAAAGACCCTAGTTATCCAACCAAAGTGCTCTTATTCAAAGCCATACATGCTGGAGAAGTATATAAGAAGGGTGGTTTCTACGTCAGTAAAGATGGAGAACCACTAGCAGAACAAGGACAACAAGCTACATTAGGTAATGTAATTGAGTTTTTAGAGTCAAATATCAACCAAGGTTACAGGTTAATGTTAATGAGTAAAGTAAACAAAGATTAATGACAACAGCAGAGTTTAGTGCAGAATTAGATACTATTTATGAGAACATAAATAAGAATGGTGCTCCTGGCCTAGATGGGTATGAACGATCAGTTATTTTAACTCATGCCCAAGAACTTCTTGTAAAGGAGTCACTAAGAGTAGATCCGTCTGCATCACAGTTTCCGCAATTAATTGATACATATATAACAAGTTCTCCTTCTGTAGCTACAGGTTACAGTTGGGGAACTATATTTCCAGCAGTATCTACTGGAGGTAAAGGTTTAATTAAAATGCTCAATGAGGTTGTTATAGACACTGTTGCTAATCCAGATGTAACTTAT